CGTTTTTATGTGTATTTTGAGTGGAATAAAGCTCTTAAGCAAGAAGTACCATTTTCTAATTTGGAATTTTGGGATTCTAAGTATGCCCATCACGAAGATATAATTTTTGTGCGTATTCCGAATATTTGTCAAATGACAGATTTGTCAAAGTTTTTTGTTAGCGAAAACGATGAAGTCGTATTGTTTGGTACTTATTTGTACGGAAAACGCGCAGGCCAACACGATATTACGTCTTCACCTGTTAACAGGTGTACTCGTCGTGAGGGCAATTATGTACAAGATGGCCGAGCAGATCCAGTGTATGGCTTACCTATACAACCTGAATATTTTAAGATACCCGTTTGTTATGCATATTCTGGTGTTCAAACGTTAGGTGGAGATTGTGGTTTAATGTTATTAAATTCAGATTCTTCAACTAATTGTCGTAAAATATTAGGGATGCACACCGCAGGCAGCCCTCAAATCAGCTCAGGGTTAGCTAGTCCTTTGTTCATGGAAGATATAAAGGAAGCTATAGAGCATTTCAAACCGTTAATAAAAGTTTCTCATCCTTTAATAGGAGGGGAGCCTACAACGGCTTTGAAAGCTCAATTAGATGAGGTTGGTTTGCTGGCTGGAACAGGTACAGGTAAATTTCAAATACCACGTTTACACGGTCGTAATGAAGGACCTTTGCGTCCAGTTAAGTTTTGCATAAATGGTCGCTCAACAGTTCAACCATCTATAATGTTCGACGCTATGGAGGAAATTTATGGACCTTCAACCGTAGCTCCAGCCGTGTTAGGACCTTATAAGAAGGACGGGGTGCAGCGATATCCTATGTTAGACGCAGCTAAAAAGATGGTGCGCGTATCCAATTGCTTACCAAAGGCCGAAGTTGAGCCTATAGTTAATCATATGTGGTTAACTTTTTTGAGTTGGACTACGAGCGCCGGAACCCCGCGAGTACTAACCGATGATGAGATGATAAATGGTTATGGTGCCATGAAGAAGTTAGACCTGTCAACATCAGCAGGTTTTCCGTACCAACTTATTAGTACTAATGGTAAACGATTTTTCTTTATAGAAAAAGATAACAAATTCTATATGAATACTTTTGTAGAGGAGATGTTAAACCAACGGTTAGCTTTGGCTAAACAAGGGAAGTTTGAAGAAACTATTTTTGTTGATGCTTTGAAGAGCGAAACACGACCATTAGAAAAAGTTGCAGAGGGAAAAACCCGTATGTTCCAGGTCGCTCCAATGGATTATAATATGCTTCTGAGAAAGTACTTCGGAGCATTTATCTCAATGTGTCATGAAAATTATATTGATGGAGAGATGGCTATTGGCATTAATGCGTTATCGAATGAGTGGACTAAGCTCGCTCAACGTTTGTTAAACATGGGAACAAAGGTTTTAGCTGGAGATTGTTCAAATTATGACGCTAGTGTCCCACAACCATTGGTTATGGATATGTGTGACGCTATTAATAGGTGGTACGATGACGGTGAAGAGAATGCTTTAGTGCGCCGAGTTTTACTCAGCACATTTTTAAATTCAGTTGACGTCATAGAAGATTATGCGTACACAACTATACAGGGTAATAAGTCAGGAATTTCGTTGACTACAATTATCAATTGTATGGTGGGTATGTTTATATTTCGTTTGGCCTATTTGCGCACATTTGGATCGTTAGTCCATTTTCATGACGACATGAC